TGATCGGCTAAAACCCCACTGGGATAGAAAGGTTACAAAGCGTTGTGTGATGACCATACCATACAATGCTAAGCCTTTCTCTAATCGCTCTTACATCAGAGAAGCCTTCAAAGAGAAGGATGTAGATGTAACCAAGGAAGAATTAACTCAATGCGTACAAGCTGTACGATCTGCCATGAACGAGGTAGTTCCGGGAGCTATGAACGTAATGAAGTGGATAGAACGAGAAGTTACACGTGCTATCAAAAATGGAGCTGACGAAATCACATGGACAACACCATCTGGTTTTAATGTTAAGCAACGTTTGATGAAGTATAACTCGACTGTTATCCGTACTCAATTAATGGGTCAATGTAGGGTACATATAGTTGGAGGTGAGACAGGTGTTGATCTTAAGCATCACAAGAATGCTACTGCACCTAATCTTATACATTCACTAGATGCGTCACTACTTCATTTAGCAGTCATGGACGTAAACTTTCCTATTGCACTAATACACGATTCGGTTCTATGTAGAGCTACAGATATGTGTAAATTATCTTCGTTAGTACGTAAGATATATATGCGTCTGTTTGCAGAACATGAACCACTGACAGACTTCGCCCGAGCAATCGGAGCCGAAGAACAACCACCGATTATTGGCGACCTTAAACCGGAAGCTGTAATTGATTCAACATACTTTTTTTGTTAATGAGAAACATACACGTAACACCCGAGCCTGTAACCTTAGAAGGTTTCCAAGCTGTGTTAAAGCCAAGTAAGTTTGGCTATTCATTAAAAGCCGTAGTTGGAGAGGATTTAATCTCCAAACTAGAGACTGAAAGAGACGAATGCCTTAAGTGGGCTGAGTCTAAGCTAAAAAATCCAAAGAGATCAACACTAAAGCCTACCCCATGGGAAGAAGTTAGTGATGGTAAGTATCTTATCAAATTCTCTTGGTCAGATGAAAAGAGACCTCCAGTTGTAGATACTGAAGGTACACCAATCAAGGACGAGAGCACACCAGTATATTCAGGCAGTAAAGTTAAGCTTGGATTTACTCAGAAGCCGTACATACTCAGGGACGGCGTGACCTATGGCACATCACTCAAGTTATCTGGAGTTCAGATAGTGAGTATCCAGTCAGAGGTAGGTGTAGACTCTGGTGATTTAGATGAGCAAGGAGCAGCCGAGCTGTTCGGTAATACTGCTGGATTTAAAGCACAAGAACCAAATGTCATTCCAGATCTATCACCTAGTTCTGTAGAGGATGACTTTTAGATCAGGTCTTGAAGAAAAGGTAGCTGATCTTTTAGTAACGTTGGGCGTTGACTATGAATATGAGGAAACGTCCTACCCTTACACTATACAACACAGCTATACTCCCGACTTTGTATTACCAAGTAACGGAGTAATCCTAGAGGTCAAAGGGTATTGGGACCCACCATCTAGGCGTAAGATTAGACAAGTAATCAAGGACAACCCAGACATAGATTTACGTATGGTATTTCAAGACCCATACAAAAGAATCTCTAAAAAGAGCAAGACAACATATGCAAAGTGGTGCGAGCGATACCATATTAAATGGTGTGCTGCCCACTGCATTCCCGTACATTGGCTAAAAACATGACCATCCCCATAGAAACCAACATTATCTTTGGAATACCATTAGGTAGTACTCAGATACCAATTGAAATATGTACTAAGCTAAAGTCTTTACCAGCCCTACAAGGTCAAAATCATGGTGTTAAATTTGAGGACAACCCAGAGTTGTATAATGTATTAGGTTATAATGCTAAATTTAAGAATGCTATTACAGAAATATTCTCTGCTTGGATAAATAATCTTTCAGGGAATGATGAACAAAAGTGGGTGATGACTACCAATTGGATTACGGAAAACACTAACGGTGCTGCAATGACTGAACATGCCCACACCAATTGTATGTATTCTGCTGTTATATATTTTGATGAAATATTACCAGAGCACCCTCCATTAATACTAATGAATCCATTAGCTCCTTCCCTTAATACAAATTTATATGTAAAACAGGTAAATGCTAATCCATTTAATGCTACTAACTACGTTTGTCCTTGTGAAACAGGAACAATGATTATGTTTCCATCTTATGTGAAGCATGGACATGCAGCTTACAAGTCAAAGGTAAGCAGAAAATCATTTGCTTGTAACTTTTTTCCAGTAGGTAGATTTAGTAGTAGAGATTCAAGTCTCGACACAAACTGGTTGTCATACGATGACTAGCGAATTTCTAAGACACGAGCCATGCGAGGTGTGTGGCTCATCAGATGCCAAAGCTATATATGATGACGGCAATACATTTTGTTTTAGCTGTCAAACGCTAACAAGAGCAGACAATCACAATCAACACATGCCCACCAATGTCCAATTCAAAGGAACAGCCCAACGGCTCTCAAAACGAAGAATCAGTGAAGAAACCTGTCAACACTACAAAGTCTTTAGGGATGGAGAATTTTTACGCTTCCCTTATTACAGCAGCGACAGAACACTTCAAGGGTTCAAAACGAAAACAAAATTAAAAGATTTCAAGTATGAAGGCAACACTACTGACACTCTTTTTGGTCAGTCTCTCATTCCTTCTACTGGTAAACGCATTATGGTGTACGAGGGCGAACTCGATGCACTTTCCGGTTGGGAAGCCTACCCAAACTGGGCTCATGTCTCGCTTCCTCATGGAGCTGCGTCAGCTAAAAAAGACATACAGAAACAACTTCAGCTCTTTCAGGGTTATGAAGAGATTGTCCTTTGTTTCGACAAGGACGAACCGGGTAAGCTGGCGACGGAAGAAGTGGCTGCACTCTTACCGTCTGGGAAAGTTAAGATTGCTCATTTGCCGGACCCGTATAAAGATGCGTCTGACGCGTTGCAAAATAATGATGCTGAAGCGATCAGGAAAGCTATCTGGAATGCTTCGCCATATCAGCCGGATGGAATAGTAGACGGTAAATCATTATTAGAACTGGTTACCAACCCCAGCCCCCCTTGTGACTTCGAGTATCCCTTTGCTGGATTGCAAAGACTAACACATGGATGCAGATACGGAGAGCTCACTGTTATCAGTGCAGGCACAGGGCAGGGAAAATCAACCCTAACAAGGCAGTTAGCGACTCACTTTTTAGATAAAGATGAACGTGTCGGGTATATTGCTCTGGAGGAATCAAACAGAAGAACAGCTTTAGGCTTGATGTCTGTAGCTACTGGTAAAGCATTACATCTTGGAGAACATACCAAGGAAACATTACAAGAAGCTTATGACTACACGCTCAAAAACTGGAATCTCTTCCTTTATGACCACTTCGGCAGTGCTGACCCTGATATTATTTACAGTCGCATTGAATATATGGCACTCGCACTCGAAACGAAGACCATATTTTTGGACCATCTGAGCATATTAATCTCTGGATTAGACGGAGATGAGCGAAAGATGATCGACACCACCATGACTAAATTACGCAGTTTAGTTGAAAAAACAGGAATTAAACTTTTCTTGGTATCACATTTACGTAGAACACTAAATGATAAGAACCATGAAGAAGGAGCACGTGTAACTCTAGGTCAACTTAGAGGGTCGGCTGCCATCAGCCAGCTTGCGGATGAAGTTTGGGGACTCGAAAGAAACCAACAAACGGAAGCTGTAGACCAAACTATACTACGTGTACTAAAGAATCGTTACTCCGGAGAAGTTGGTGTCGCATGTCAATTGAAATACAACAAAGAAACATGTAAGTACGATGAAACTACGGAGCCAATTTTCAATCCCAGCACAGACTTCTGAGCTGAAGAAACCAAACCCACCAACAAAACAAGCTAAAAAGAAAGCTAAGTTTAAGGACAAAACATATACCGGTAAAAAATAGTGCTGGTATTTGATATAGAAACAAACGGGTTACTTTATGACGTATCTAAGATACATTGCATTTCCACCTTTGATACGAAAGAAGAAAAGACATACGTATATAACAATCAGGATGACGGAACGCCCAGCGTCAGCGTTGGTATCAATCAAATTATGGAAGCTGATACTATCGTTGGTCACAATATTATTGGGTACGACCTTGCTGTGCTTCGGAAACTTAGCGATGGCTTTCATACTGATGCTACAGTTATTGATACTCTTGTGTTATCTCGCTTATATCATCCAAATTTAATGGAGATAGACAAGAAAAGACAGTGGAGACATATGCCACTACAATTATATGGAAGACATTCACTCGAAGCATATGGATACAGATTAGGTGAGTACAAGGGAGACTTTGGTAAAACATCTGATTGGCAAGAGTGGAGTCAGGAAATGCAGGACTACATGGTCCAAGACGTAAACGTTACCACCAAATTATGCGAACACTTCCGCCCTTATCTGACTCGTGTCGATTAGAGCACCGAGTCGCAGAAATATTAACTGAACAAGAAATACATGGATGGAAATTTGACGAACAGAAAGCTCAGCAACTTGAGTCACATCTCAGAAGAGAGATGGAAGAACTTATTGAAGTACTTCGGGGACAATTCCCTTTCATTGGAGGAGCGTTGTTCACTCCTAAACGAGATAACTCTACACAAGGATACAAAGAAGGAGCAACCTTCCAAAGATTAAAAGAATTTAATCCAACTTCACGAGACCATATAGCATGGATTCTAACGACACATTTGAATGTCAAATTGAACAAGATCACCACGACTGGGAAACCAATTATCGACGAGATTACATTGACGGAGATAAATATTCCCTTCTCGAAAGCATGTGCGAAATGTTTGACGATAAAGAAGAAGCTTGGAATGATATCCGAAGGCGTGAACGCTTGGAACAAGCTTGTTACGA